TTGAAGAAGTTTGCGATTTTGTTGGATCGAGCTAAGGAGATTAATGAATCAGAGTTAGCCCGTGATGATTTTATGGCTTTTACTAAGGCTGTATGGGAAGATTTTATAAATGGACGCCACCATAAAATAATGGCAGAGAAATTTAACCGTTTGGCTCGTGGAGAGTTGAAACGATTAATCGTGAATATGCCACCTCGGCACACGAAATCTGAATTCGGAAGTTATTTATTACCTGCGTGGTTGATGGGACGTCGCCCTACGTTAAAGATTATGCAGACTACGCACACGGCAGAGTTAGCGTTTAGATTTGGTCGTAAGACTCGTAATTTAATGAACTCAGATGCGTATAAAAAAATATTTGATGTAGAGTTGCGAGCAGATAGTCAGGCTGCAGGAAGGTGGGAAACTTCAAAGGGCGGTGAATATTTTGCTGCGGGAGTTGGTGGTGCGGTTACTGGAAGAGGTGCTGATTTATTAATTATTGATGACCCCCATAGTGAGCAAGATGCGTTAAGTCCTACGGCGATGGAACATGCTTATGAGTGGTATACATCAGGACCACGCCAAAGGCTTCAACCAGGAGGGTCTATTGTGATAATTATGACCCGATGGGCAGAAAATGATTTAACAGGTAAATTGTTAAGGCAACAGGGGCGGGATGTTTTAGCTGATAAGTGGGAAGTTGTAGAGTTTCCTGCTTTAATGCCAGAAACGAATGAGCCGTTGTGGAGTGAGTATTGGAAAAAAGAAGATTTATTGTCGGTTAAGGGCAGTTTGTCTGTAGGTAAGTGGGAAGCCCAGTGGCAGCAGAATCCGACGAGTGAACAATCTGCTATATTAAAACGTGATTGGTGGCAGCGTTGGGAACGTAAAGAGTTACCTCCTTTGGAATATGTAATGCAGAGTTATGATACAGCGTATAGTAAACAGACTACTGCTGATTATAGTGCGATAACTACATGGGGTGTATTTTACCCTACGGAGGGAGGACCACCAAACATTATTCTTGTAGATGCACAGCGTGGACGATGGGATTTTCCTGATTTGCGTAGGCGAGCGTTGGAAGAGTATAAGTATTGGGATCCTGAATGTGTATTAATAGAGGCAAAAGCTTCGGGTATGCCGTTAACACAGGAGTTGCGAGCTATGGGTATTCCAGTGCAGAATTATAGCCCGAGTAGAGGAAATGATAAATTCACTCGAGTAAATTCAGTTGCACCATTACTTGAAAGTGGTTTAGTATGGGTTCCAGATACTCGATGGGCAGAGGAAGTTGTTGAAGAGTGTGCTGCTTTTCCTGCAGGAGAGCATGATGATTATGTTGATACGGTTACGCAAGCGTTACGTAGATTTAGAGAGGGCGGTTTTATTCAACATCCTGAAGATTATGAGGAAGAAGATACTGCTCCTAGAATAAGGAAATATTATTAATGGCACAACCCCCACGACCAAGTAATATTGATAGAGCTTTAGTACAAGCCCCGAATGATTTTTTAAGTATAGAAGAAGAGGATCTTGCTCAACAAGAAGATGATTTTTTAAATGTTGAGGTTGTTGAGAACGATGAAGGTGCGGAAGTAAGTTTTGGTGAAGAGGAAGTTACGTTTGGTGGTGAGCCAGAAAACTTTTATGATAATTTAGCCTCGATGGTTTCTGATGCTACACTGACAGGTGTGGCTAGTTATGTTATAGATTCTGTAGAAGAAGACCGTACTAGCCGTGATGATTGGGAAGATACTTATGTAAAAGGTTTAGATTTACTAGGTATGCGGTATGAATCTAGAACAGAACCTTTCGATGGTGCTACTGGAGTTATTCACCCTTTATTAAATGAGGCTGTTACGCAGTTTCAATCTCAGGCATATAAAGAAATGTTGCCAAGTTCAGGACCAGTACGAGCAAATATTGTTGGTACACCTACCCCTGATGCAGAACAACAAGCTCAACGTGTTCAAGATTATATGAATTATCAAATAATGTATGAGATGGAAGAGTATGAACCTGAGTTTGACCAGATGTTATATTATCTTGGCTTAGCAGGGAGTGCGTTTAAGAAAGTATATCGCGATCAGGCGTTAGATAGACCAGTAAGTAAATTTATTCCTGCAGAAGATGTGCTTGTACCTTACGTTGCTACAGATTTAAAAACAGCTGAACGTGTTACTCATGTGATAAAAATGTCTAAAAATGAGTTACGCAAGATGCAAGTATCGGGTGTTTACCTTGATATGGAAGGTAAAGGCGGTACAACTGATAGTTATGGTGGAGGTAGTGATTCAATTACCGATGCTTATGATGATATTGAGGGTAGATCACCGTCTGGTACTGATGAACAATTTACATTATATGAGTGCCATTGTTTTTTGGATCTCGATGAGTATCCTGATGTTGATGCAGCAGGTGAAGAAACAGGTATAAAACTCCCTTATATCGTAACAGTTTGTCTAGATACGAACGAAGTTTTGGCAATTAGGCGTAATTTTGCCCAAGATGACCCTAAAAAAGATAAAATCCCGCATTTTGTGCAGTATAAATTCACTCCAGGACTAGGTTTTTATGGTTTTGGCTTAATTCACTTACTTGGAAACTTATCTCGCACTGCTACAGCTAACTTACGGCAGTTAATTGATGCAGGTACGTTGAGTAATATGCCAGCAGGGTTTAAAGCGAGAGGTTTACGCATTGCAGATGAGGCAAATCCTTTAGCTCCTGGAGAATTTAGAGATGTAGATGTTCCTGGAGGTGATTTAAAGGCTTCTTTAATGCCATTACCTTATAAAGAACCTTCTGGCACGTTATTTCAATTAATGGGTTTTGTAGTAGAGGCAGCGCAACGGTTTATCGGGACAACCGATATGGGCATGGGGCAGGGTAATCAAGAAATGCCTGTCGGTACTACTATTGCATTATTGGAACGTGGCTCACGGATTGTAAGTGCGGTGCATAAACGGCTGCATTCATCCATGAAATCAGAGTTAAGGATGCTTGCACGATTATTTGCAGAAGACCCTACACCTTATCCGTACAATGTTGGTGTAGATGGTATGATAAAAATGCAAGATTTTGATAATCGAGTAGATATTTTACCAGTAAGTGACCCAAATATTTTTAGTATGTCGCAAAGAGTTGTTTTAGCACAAGAACAATTAAAATTAGCTCAATCTGCACCTGATTTGCACAATTTATATGAGTCCTATAAGCGTGTTTATGAAGCATTGGGTGTGAGTAATATTGAACAAATATTAAACCCAGAGCCACAGCCAGAACCTATGGATCCTTCTACTGAAAACCAAGAGGCGAGTAAGGCGGCAGCAGGACAGGGTAAAATGCAAGCATTTCCGCAACAAGACCATGATGCACATATTGCGGTGCATTCTGCATATATGAATAGTAGAGTTGCACAGATGCAGCCACCTTTACTAATGACTTTAGAGAAACATATTTATGAACATCTCGGTATGAAGGCTATGGTTATGGCGCAGCAACAGATGCAAGGGCAGCAAGTAGATCCTGCTCAAGTTGCCCAAATACAAGCACAATTAATTAGTGAGTATCAAAAAACTCAACCACCTGCACAAGAACAAGACCCACTTGTACGCATAAAAGAGCAAGAGTTGCAGTTACGTCAACAAGAAATGATAGCTGACCAACAAAATGATCAGCAAAAATTAGCACTTGACCAACAACGTGCTCAACAAAACTTTCAGTTAGGGCAGGATCGTATAGAGAGCACTGAGGATATAGCCCAGATGAGAGCTCGTATTGCTCTGCAAAAACAAAACCAAACGAGAGGGTAATATGTCTAAAAAGAAAGCTAAAGGTAAAAAAGGAAAATCTATTGATATCGCAATTATTTTTGGTGTTCCTAGCATGGGTAGAGAAACTAAGAAAAGTAATCGTCAGAAGTTGGCGAATGGTGGACTACCTTACTTTATGGGGAACGCCTATCCTTCCCCCGATACTGATAGGATTAGTCGTGGTGGCGGTGCTGCGTTTGCAGGGGTGAAATTTAGAGGAGTTAGATAAATGGATAAACGATTAAAACAGCTTATACAGTTAGCTGAAGAGGGTAATGAAGAAGCAGCCTCTGATATTGCAAGGGAGTACCCTAGCCAGTATGAAAAAATATTTGGTATCCCTATGCCTAAGTTGGTTGAAAAAAGTCATGGCGGTATAATTGAAAGTAAGCCTAATAAAAAGATGCGACCCCAAGGAGTGAGAGCTGCTAAAAAGGGATTTGGTAAAGCTTATTTGAATTAATAATGGACGAACAAACTGTTGCAAATAGGATTAAGTCTTATATCCCTCCTGAATTAAGAGGGATACCACAAGCGTTGCGTAAAACAGTCACCCCTTATATCCCCCCTGAGTTAAGACCGTATAGTCTAGCAGCTAAACAGGCAGGTGATTTAGCTGTTATGATGAACCCTATTACAATGGCGAGGGAAATGACGGGTAAATCAGGACAATTTTTCGACTCAGGAGGTAAGGATTACCAAGCAGGATTAGGAGCACTGTTAGATACTGCTTTATTAAGTGCAGGTCCTATTGCAGGTCGTATCGCCTATGGAGCTAAAGAGCCTATGAAAGCGGGATTAAGATATATGCAAGATTTGTTTTATCCTTTAGGAGCTTCTGATGAGGTTGCAGAACAAGCTGTAAAAATTGCCGATCCGAGTAAAAGAGATTTTATGAAAAAAGCAGGAACGGCAGGAATTTTATCGGTAGTTCCTGCGGTTAGAGGAATAGAAGAAATAATGCCTACAGCAAAAACTATTGAAGGAGCTACAGTAGCTAAAGCTTCCCCTAAAATAATAAAGGGCTTTAATGAGTTGTTGTCGGGAATGAAAAAATATGACAATATCTTGAAAGAAGAAAGTGAGTTAGACAGCAAATTTGGAGCAGATATAGATATAAATCCATCAGCAATTTCAGAGTCAACAAGATTATATGACGACGGATTAGAAACATTGTTTGATTATCAAGCAGAAGCAGCACTCATTTTTCAAAAAAACGAAAAGACCCCCCCTAATGTAAGTTGGCCAGATAGAGATTTTATAAGAGATAAACAAGGAAATTTGTTAAACAAAGTGTTTAATGCGTCAGAAAAACAAGCGGTAAAAGAAATGTTTGAAAATATGAGCGATGTAGAACTAGGGCGTGTTGCAGACGAACTTGTAGACGATAATACATTTATACATCCTGATGCTTTAGATAATTTTTTAAAACAAGTTGAGATTAGAAAACTTGGAGACCCAGATACATTTTTAGACCCTGAAAGAGTCAGTGGTTGGATGTATAGTAAACCAGACACTATATTAGAACAAATTAAAGAAAACCCAACTGTACTAGCAGATACGCCTATGGGCAGAGATGCAAGAGAGTTTTTAAAAAATTATTAGGTGATGTATGACAGAATTTAAAAAAGCAGATACTAACGGTAACGGGGTTATCGAAAAAGCTGAATGGAATAAACTAGCCTTAGAAGACCGTAGGTTAGAGATGGTTGATCGTGATTTAAAACGTAATGCTGAACGCAGATTTACAGGTTTTGCATTAGCAGGAATGTTAATTTATCCGTTTATAATTTTATTAGCTAGTGTTCTAGGTTTTGATCAGGCGGCTGCTTTAATAACAGATATCGCAAGTGTGTATGTGATTGCGGCTTCAGGTGTTGTAGCTGCGTTTATGGGATTTAATGCTTACTCTGCAAAAACAGATAATAAAAAAGCAACCATACAAATGGAGGAATAGGCATGGCAAAAAAACCTGACCCTAAAAAAGGCACAGGTAAAAAGCCAAAGGGGAGTGGGAGAAGATTATATACTGATGAAAACCCTAAAGATACTGTCAGTATAAAATTTGCCACACCAACAGATGCTAGAAATACAGTTGCAAAAGTAAAAAAGATATCTAAACCATACGCCCGAAAAATCCAAATACTAACAGTTGGAGAACAAAGAGCAAAAGTTATGGGTAAAAATGAGGTAGTGAATATTTTTAAAAAAGCTAAAGAATCTTTGAGAAAACAAAAAGGGAAGTGAGATGGCAAATATATATGAACCGAAAAAAGATGAAGAAATACTGACACCTTTTAGTCCTATACTGGGATACAAAAAAATGTCACAGGATTTTATTGATAAATGCAATAATGCTATAGACCAAGAAATGGAGGATTGGTCTGGTAATCTTGTTGGTAAGGTAAAACAAGAATTAAAATGGAATAACGATTTACACCAAGCATGGTCTGAGGAAATGGGTACTTTTTTAATGCGTTACCAAAGTCATGCAGAATTATATACTTCTATGGGTAGGCGTAATATAACACCCGATACACTTGATTATAGATTAGAAATAACGAGTGGGTGGTTTGTTCGTCAGTTTGAAAATGAATATAACCCGATACATACTCATCAAGGATCAATGCTTTCTTGCGTTGGTTATTTAAAATTACCTGAGGGAATAGAGGAAGAGTGGGAAGAAGATTATAAAGATCACCACCCTAGTCATGGGCATATACAATTTATTCATGGACAAGCAGCAAACCATGAGGGTTCTAATTTTTTAATGAGGCCAGAAGTTGGTCATTTTATAGTTTTTCCCGCACACCTGCATCATTGTGTTTATCCTTTTAAAACTTCTGGCGAAAGAAGATCTTTTAGTGTAAACTTCACTATAGCTGCATCACCAAAGGAGAATGTAGATGAGTCTGCTAAATAGTCTTGTAGGTCCTGTTACTGGGATATTAGATAAAGTTATAGAAGATAAAGACCAAAAAGCGGCATTAGCGCATGAGTTAGCGACTATGGCTGACAAATTAGCTCATGAACAACAACTCGCACAAATAGAGGTTAATAAAGCAGAAGCTGCCTCAGGTAGTTTGTTTAAAGGCGGTTGGCGACCTTTTGTGGGATGGACGTGTGGTGTTGCTTTATTGTATCATTTTATTTTAACTCCTTTAATTTTATTTGGGGTAGGTCTTTCAGGAGCTACTATCCCACCTTTACCTGAGTTTGATATGGGCAGTTTAATGACTGTACTGATGGGTATGCTTGGTTTAGGTGGATTACGAACGTATGAGAAACAGAAAGGGTTAACGAAGTGAAACAAAACTTTGATAAATGTTTAGCCATGCTTTTAAAACATGAAGGTGGATTTGTAGATCACCCTAAGGATCCTGGAGGTATGACAAATTTAGGAGTTACTAAAGCGGTATATGATAAATGGATTGGCAGAGAATCTACTGAAGAAGAGATGCGTGGTTTAACTCAAGATGACGTAGCTCCTATTTATAAAAAGAATTACTGGGATAAATGTAGATGTGATGATTTACCTAGTGGTGCAGATTGGTCTGTATTTGATTGGGCAGTTAATTCTGGGACAGGCAGAGCTGCTAAAGCTATTCAAAAAATAGTCGGGGCAAAACAAGATGGTGCTATTGGTCCAAAAACTTTGCAACTAATTGCAAACGAAGACCCTGAGTTTTTAGTGGAAAAAATGTTTGACCAAAGACAAAGTTTTTATGAAAAGTTACCTACTTTTGAAACTTTTGGTCGTGGTTGGACTAGAAGAAATAAAGAAACAAAAGAAACGGCATTTGAGTTAATTCATGGATGAGCTTTACATTTATGAAAAAATGCTTAAAAATGTTCGTGATCGGCAAAGTTTGTTAAAAGAGGCTATATGTGTTGGTCCTGTAGCAGATTTTACCGCATTTAAAGAATTACGAGCTCGTTTAGATGAGCTTGCCCAAATTGAACAGGATTTAAAAGACCTGCTAGAGAAAGTAGATAATAATGACTAAAACACTTTATGTGCCTGACTATATTGCTAATCAAAAGAAAAAAGAAAAAGAGAAAGGTGCGCTTGAAAAAGCGTATGTATCAGCAGAAAATAGATACTTAGAACCTTCCAAACTTACCGAAAGTGCATTAGATAAATTACCTGAACCTACAGGTTGGCGTCTTTTGATATTGCCGTATCAAGGTAAAAAGCAAACGATGGGTGGTATAATTGTTCCTGATGAAGTTAGAGAACGTGAAGCTGTCGCCACAGTATGTGGCTATGTATTGAGAGTTGGTCCATTGGCGTACCAAGACTCTAGTAAATTTGGCGAAGATACTTCTCCTTGGTGTAAAGAAAAGGATTGGGTATTGTTCGGCAGATATGCGGGAAGTAGATTCAAAATCGAGGGTGGAGAAGTCCGCATTCTCAATGATGACGAGGTAATAGCTCGTATTAATAACCCTGATGATATTTTGCACCTTTAATTACATGGAGTAACCATGCCACAAGCAGCACAAAAACAAGACCAAGAGGTCGAACAAAAAGAAACTGATGAAGTTGAAGTAGAGGTTCTTGAGACTGAAGAACAAGAAAACCCTGAAGCGGAAGTTGAAGTTGAGACTAAAACTGAAGTTAAGCCAAAGCCCGAACAATCTGATGAGGAGTTAGAGCAGTACAGCGAAGGTGTTAAAAAACGAATCAGTAAACTTACAGCTAAAATGCGTGAGGCTGAACGTCGTGAACAAGCAGCTTTACAATATGCTCAAGCAGCTAAAAAAGAGCTTGAAGAAAACCAAAAAAAGAATCTTTCTTTAGATAGCTCTTATGTTACCGAATTTGAAAATAGAGTAAAGTTACAGGATCAGCTTTTAAGAAGTAATTTAAAAGAAGCTATTGATAGGGGCGATGTTGATGCTCAAGTAGAAGCTCAAGCACAATTAGCTGCTGTAGCTTCACAAAACGATAAACTTGCGATGATAAAACAACAGCAAGAACAACGAGCTCAACAACCTGCTCCTGCTGTAGACCCACAACCACAACAATCACAACCTGCACCACGAGACCCTAAAGCAGATGCGTGGGCAGCAAAAAATGAGTGGTTTGGCACAGATGAGCCTATGACTCTTACCGCTTTTTCTATCCACAAAACTATGGTGGAAACTGAAGGTTGGGATGCAACTAGTGACGAATACTATGCTGAAGTTGATAAACGAATGAGACAAGAGTTTCCCCATAAGTTTGGTCTTACGACTCGACAAAGTGGTCCTGTTGTAGCCTCTGCAAATCGTGCTGGACAGAAAAAAGGCAAACAAAAGATACAATTGACAAAATCAGAGGTTGCAATCGCTGACAAACTTGGTGTAACTTATGAACAATATGCGAAGCAAAAAGCTCGTATGCAAAATTAACGTGAGGATAAATTATGAATGATAGAAGCCCACGCACATCCCAAACTAGGGAAAAAACCGTCCGCGCTAAACCGTGGACACCACCGTCACAATTAGACGCTCCAGATCCTCCAGAGGGATTTGTTCATCGTTGGGTCCGTGAATCTGTCATGGGTTTTGATGATAAAAAGAACCTTTCTGCTCGGCTACGCGAAGGCTTTGAATTAGTTCGTGCTGATGAGTACCCTGACTTTGAAGCTCCTACTGTCCAAGATGGTAAACACGCAGGTGTTATAGGAGTAGGCGGTCTGGTGCTTGCAAGAATCCCTGAAGAAACAGTAGGTCAACGACAAGCTTACTTCCGAGGTCAAACTAAAGATCAAATGGATGCAGTTGACAATGATCTTATGAGG